AGCGCAGTATCGATTACGGTCAACATTCCAGGCTCACCGTTCACGAGCGCAAACGTCGGCCAGTCAGTCAGCGTTGGCGGGATTAGTGGTGCAGCAGGCAGACCAGGCAGATATGCGATCGCATCTGTAGCAGGCCCTCTCGTTACGCTCACCGTTGCAGGCTGGCCAGCATCAGGAACAGCGACCTGTACGGTGTACGGGTGGAATTTTCATCGCACAACGTACAACGGCACTACTGCAACGAATGCCGCCTATGACGCAGGCCGTCGAGGATATGCAAGCAGCGACACGACGGCGACGATCAATACGACAGCCTCTCCAGGCCACATGGGCATCATGACCTATGAGGACGGGATGACCTCGCTGCAAGATCAGCTAGTCGCCAGCAGCACTGTTCAGGCGACTACGCAGAGAGCGAGTCGAGTCGTAAACATCCCAGACGAAATCGCAAATCTTTATCTGCAGATTCGCTGCACGAACGGAACAACGGCCCCGGCCACCACCACTGCGTGGACGATCGGCATGGCTTCTGTTTCGGAATACTCTGCCGTGAACGTCGCGGTAAACTCTATCAGGCCTCAAGTCGCAAACTCGGCTGCTCCGGTCTCTATTGCCTCTGGAACGCTTCCCACAGTCACGACCGTGGGGACAATTACTGCAGCGAACCTGAACTTTCCTCAACTAGTCGTGGACGTCACCAGCGGCTCTATTACCGCAACGGTAACGAGCGCGACGGTGACTCCGACGTTCGGGATCAGTTATCAGGTCAATCTAGTAATTGGTGCTGTATCTGGAACAAGCCCGACGCTAGACGTTACGATTGAGGAATCGGACGACAGTGGCACTAGCTGGTATAAGGTCTACGATTTCGGTCGAATCACGACCGGAAGCGCGACGTATAGAAGCCCGATGATTCCGCTTTCGGGGAATCGAGTTCGATACGTTCAGACCGTTGGCGGAACGACTCCGAGTTTCACGCGAACAATCAATCGGCTTCAGTCGTCATACCCGGCGCTAGTGCAGCGGCAGTTGATTGATCGCACGGTTTCCCTGACGACCCTTAACAGCACGACCCCGACTCTGATTTCTCGAGATGCAGGAAACGCAACGCAGTTGGTCATCAACGTCGGAGCAATCACAACGACCGCGCCTCAGTTGCAGCTCGAAGGTTCCGAAGACTTTGGCGCGACGTGGTACTCGATTGGCAGTCCCCTCACTGCGGTTGCCAGCAGCACCGTTCAGCAGACCGTGCTAGATATCAACGCCGCGCTGCTTCGTGCGAGAGTCTCAACCGCAGGCGTGGGCGTCACCGCTGGCTACGTCATGATTAAAGCGCACGACTAACCGCGATGAGTTACACCAAGCGCGAATTCGTCATGGCTGCATTCGAGGAAATCGGCATCGCCGGGTACACCTTCGATCTGCAGCCTCAGCAGCTAGAGTTCGCGCTGCGTAGGCTCGACCTACTGATGGCAGGATGGAACGCTCGAGGCATTCGTCTAGCCTATCCTCTCGCATCGAGTCCGGGCGACAGCGACCTCGACGAAGAGACCCGAGTGCCAGACTCCGCGAATGAGGCAATCGTCGCGAATCTGGCTCTCAGAATCGCCAGCGCTTTCGGTAAAACTCCAGCAGACTTGACGAGAGTGATGGCGAAGCAGGGTTACGATCTGCTGCTCTCTCGAGCCGCACAACCGATCGAGATGCAGCTGCCCAGCGAACTACCGGCAGGCTCTGGCACCAAGCCGTGGCGACGAGACAACCCGTTCGTGCTGCCTCCAGTAGATCCGCTCCAGGTCGGATCTGACGCTTTGCTAGACTTCTAACGGAGGGACGATGTCCACGATCAATCAGCTGTCCGGATTAACCTCAGTCAGCGCAGGCGACCTCCTCGCGGTCTGGTCAACCAACAACGGCGACACTAGGCGCGTTGCAATCTCAGCACTGCTCGCTTACTTCCAGACTCAGTTTGCCGCGCCAACGATGGCTACGAATGTCTATGTGCCAAGCACTGGATTCTCGATCACGGTGCCGACGCCTGTTTCTCAACAGCAGTGGATTCTTTTGCAGCCGGCAGCGGTGCTGGCCACAGGCACCATCGTTTTTCCGCTCAATACAGGCGTGCCAGACGGGACTGAAATCCTCATAACTAGCACTCAGACGATTACCTCTCTCGCTCTCTCAGCAAACGGAGCCACGACCATCTCCGGGGCGATCACCACTATCGCAGGAGGAGGGAAAGCTAGATTCCGTTTCTACCAGGCGACGAACAGCTGGTATGCGATCTAGCGCCTCAGATCCAAGACTCGCACGAGCGGGAGTCTCTGGCTATAACAAGCCGAAGGCGACTCCTGCTCACCCAACGAAGTCGCACGTGGTCGTGGCCAAAGTGGGCGACGCAGTCAAGACGATCCGTTTCGGCCAGCAGGGAGTGAAGGGATCACCGAAAAAAGCGGGAGAATCTGAGGCGAACAAAAATCGCAGGGAATCATTCAAGGCTAGGCACGCAGAGAACATCGCGAAGGGGAAAATGAGCGCGGCCTATTGGGCCGACAAGGTCAAGTGGTGAGCCTGTGCAGATCCCAATCCTAGCCGGAATCTACACCGACAACGCTCCAGCGCTGCGCACCAGTTACCCGGTAAACCTCCAGCCAGTCCCAAAAACGCAAGCGCTTGGAACTGAATTTCTCAAGCCTGCGGATGGCATCATCGCGCTAGGAACTGGCCCCGGAATCAATCGTGGCGCCATCGAGTGGAACGGCGATCACTACAGAGTGATGGGATCTCAACTCTGCCACATAGATACCGCAGGAACGCTCACAGACTTAGGCAGCGTGACAATCGGTTCCGGTAATCGAGTCTCGATGGATTACAGTTTCAGCAGGCTCGCCATTGCATCGAATCAGCGGCTCTATTACTACGACGGCACAACGCTCGACCAGGTCACCGACCCAGATTTAGGGGTCGTCCTTGATGTCATCTGGATCGACGGATATTTCATGGTCACCGATGGCGACACCATTGTCGTGACTGAGCTTAACGATCCGTTCGCAGTCAATCCGCTGAAGTACGGCTCGGCTGAAGTGGATCCAGATCCAATCGTCGCGCTCAAGAAATTGCGAAACGAAGCCTATGCAATCAATCGCCACTCGATTGAGGTCTTCGAGAACGTAGGAGGAGAGGGCTTCCCGTTCAGTCGAATCGACGGAGCATTCATTCCGAGAGGCGCAATCAGCACATCGACCTGCTGCGTTTTCATGGACGCCATTGCATTCATCGGCGGGGCTCGAAATGAGAGCCCATCGGTCTGGCTCGGGCTCAACGGCAAAACGCAGAAAATCAGCACGCAAGAGCTAGATTCCGTGCTGCTTCAGTATTCGGAAAGCGTGTTAGCCGAATCAGTCCTCGAGACGCGAAACGATAAGTCGCACTCGCTGCTCTACGTTCATCTCCCAGACCGCACGTTCGTCTACGATGCAAATGCATCTCAGGAGTTAGGCGAACCAGTCTGGCATATTCTCACCTCGACCCTCGATGGCTTCACGCAGTACAGAGCGCGCGACTTCGTCTGGTCAAGCAACCGCTGGAACTGCGCGAACACGCAGACCAATCAGTACGGATACCTCACAGATCAGACGGGACAGCACTGGGGATCGAGAGTGCGCTGGGAGTTCGGCACTACGATCCTCTACAACGAGGGCGCGAAGGCGATCATCCATCAGATGGAACTAGTCGCGCTCACGGGCAGGATTGTAGTTGGGACAGAGCCCAGAATCACGACGAGTTACTCAGTAGACGGTCGCGACTGGTCGCAAAGATTAGCGATAACTGCGGGCACCACCGGAGCAACGACGAAGCGGCTTGTGTGGTTTCAGCAGGGCCTGATTATCAACTGGCGCGTGCAGAGATTCGAGGGCGATTCTGATGCCCATATCTCATTCGCCAGGCTAGAAGCATCCATCGAAAAGCTGACGAACTGATGGCCAGACTCAACGTCACTCGCGATCAGCTGTCGGAGTTTCTGACAGATCCGCAGCAGATCCGCCAGTTCGAGAAGCTCTTCGCGCAGGCTACTAACTCAAGCGTTCACAATAATCTAGAGGGCCTGCAAGGCGGCTCTCCTGCTCAGTATTACCATCTGACGCAGGCCGAGTACGCAGGAACAGGCACCGGAGTCTTCGTCCGAACTGACTCGCCTGCATTTTCTGGGACGCTGACTGTTTCGGGCCCAATCGAAGCGACATCAGCGGCGTTCACAGGCCCTATTAGCGCAACGAGCGGTACGTTCACAGACGCTATCAACGGAACCTATGGGACGTTCACGGCAGACGTAGATATTGGCGGGACTCTGACAGTTACCGGAACGTCTCAATTTACCGGCGCTGTTTTGTTTGATTCCGCTACGGGGACGGACATCGTTTGCGACACTGGCTCGCTTGCAGGCTATTCGTTTTCTGGCGATGACAT